TTAGACTTGGTGCTAAATACATTTCTTCTATGATTTGTTCAAAGCCAGATTTATCCTTAGTTGGATAATGAAAATCAGTTGACAAATCATAATCCAAAGACTGCAATGGTTCTAAACCATATTTTTTATAAACATAGTTAATACAAAACAATGGGTCAGAAATCAACTGCTCAAAAGGTAAAATAAGAATATCTAGTTTTTTACATTTCTCGTAATAAGCACAATACCATTCAAGTGCTTTTTCTGCTCTGTTCTCTGAACTGTCTTCGCTTATTGCAATCCAACTTGGAATACACTTAAATGGATTACGAATAGAAACAACAACGTTTTGTTCTTTTTCCAAAAGATGGATTGCATGAGCAATCCATTTGCAGTTTGTTAAACCAGTAAAAAAATGACTACCAGACCTAGGAAACGCTCCGAAACTTATCGTTGCCATTTCTGTTCTGCTTCATTCCATTCCCAATAACCATCTTCAGATGGTTTTGGAACTGGTGGTTGCCACTCATAATTTGCATCCATTGTCCAAGACAAATATGGTTGAGGTAATGTAAAAAACTTACCATCCGTTATATAAAAAGAACCAACACTACAATTTTTGTGGTATGGATTATCAGGACTATATTGCAGCCAATTTTCACCTAAACCAAGTGAAACAATAAACGCTTTACCAATAGATTCGGAATCTGGAAATACTCCACCACCACAATCATTATCTGAAATTACAATAGTTTGAACTACTTTATTGTTTTCGTTAATTTCAGCAAACAATGCCATTATCCCAACCACCTAACATAAACAATTCCTGTGCCACCACTTCCAGCAGTACCAGTATGTAAATCAGGCAGACCTGAGCCACCTGCTCCACCACCACCTGATGCAGTATTTGCGGCAGCAGTTCCAGCAGTGCCGTTGTTTGTTGCAGCACCACCAATTCCTGAGCCACCTGCACCTGTTTCTGCGTTGCCGCCGCCAGCAGCCTTAAACAGAGAAGCCCCACCAATGAAAGTATTTACCTGTGTTCCAGTAGCACCTGCCGCACTTCTACCTGCGGGGTTTCCACCATTGCTTCCGCCAGTACCAACCTCACCTGCTCCTGTGTATCCAGTCAAGAAAGAGTTACCACCTGAGCCAGCAGGGTAATAGTTCGTTGGAGGAGTTGCAGGGTTTGTTGAACCAGAACCAACATTTACCGTATATGTTCCAACGGGTAAAGTAACAGTCAAGTTACCTTCTCCACCTTTTGCGCCACCTGTACCAAATGCGTTGTATCCGTTACCACCCCAACCTGCCCCGCCGCCACCAAAGAACTTGAATTCAAATATGCCAGCAGAAGTTACAGTTAATGGTCCTGTTGAGTTGAACTGTAGATAGTTATATCCAAGACCAGTTGACACAGGCGCACCAATACCACCAGTAGCATCAGGACCAGTAGCACCACCACGCCAATAAGAATCAACCTGTGCTACCGCATTACCACGGCGTGAGCGTGGAGCCAACGCTCCACCGCTAATGGCTTTACCACCTGATGTGTTTCTAATGAAGGAAGGCATCTAAGATGACCTTACGCTGTGATGCGGTTAACGTACCCGTGAATCACAATAACGTTTGCAGTTGCAGCAAATGCCTTAACAACCTTTGGGGTTGCGTTGCCTTGCAAAACAAGACCCGGAACAATCAAATACAGACCGTTCTCTGCCTTAACTGTGTATTCAATGTTGCCATCTGGTGCGGTTGCTTCACCCCACTCAATCGTCAATTTTACATCTGAAGCAGATGAGTTAACCGCATACAACCAAACTTCATCAATTGTGGTAGCAACGTTTGCCGCCGTATGAATGGTTGTTCCTGCAGTTGCCGTAGCAGCAACTTTAACACCCAGACCAGTGCCTGTTGTCATTGTTGTTGCTTGGAATGCTATTTTGCTAAATGTTGCCATATATGTTCTCCTGAATCGTTACCTAACTAATAAAAATATCTTGTTCAACCGTGTCGTAACGGTCAAACACTTCTAACTCCAACCATTCATCAGGGTCAGAGAAATCAAAGTTCTGTATATCAAACTCCAATGGGTAAACCCGTGAAAAGTAATCATTTGCCAAATCACCCAAAGTTGTGCCCGTAGCACCATTTGCCACATAGAACTCATACTCCAAAGTTCCACGATACTGCAAACCCTTCTCGGACCAGAACGCATACAGCAAGTCACCAAGGGTCTGACCGGCAGATGGATACGAGCCCGAAAGGGCCGTAAACATCGCATCGTTAGTTGTCGCCATAATCCCTTACCTCAAACACCGCCATCTTCGGCTGTGCCCTGTCATCAATCCCGCACGCTGGACAAATCCAATGTGTTGCCACAGGTGGATACTCCTCGCCACACTCAGGACATTCAACCAAGGTCACAATGCCTTCAAGTGTGTACGTTGAGCCTTCTCACGTTCCGCTACCGCAACGATTAAAGAGTCCAACTCAGCATCAGAAAGTTCTGCTGCTTTCTTATTAGTCTGAACCGTTACCGTAGGCGGAGCCATACGGTTCGTAGCCTGAAGGTACAACTGTGCAGATTTGGTATCGCCATTAAGAGCCTTGGCATACAACGTGTCTAGGAGTCTCTGAGTGCGCTCAGGAGACCCCTGAACTTCGTCCACCGCCGTTTTCCACTGGCTGACGAAGACTTCTTTTTTTTCCCAACGGCGAAGCGTTGTGACATTGACACCGAGATGGGCGGACATCTTTTCCTTTGAAGGGGGTACACGCTCAGATGGTGCTGTACACAACCACTCTAGGTACTCCTGTTGCTGTGATGTTAGCGTGAGTTCTTCGTTCTGTTTCATTGGTAATAAGCCGTTTCGTTACAACCACTGTGAGTGGTTCCATACCCACTAAGAGTTATGTAACGAATGGGGGGAAGGGTAGGGATGGGGGGAAGGACAGAACTGTGCAACCTCGCTCCTGAGAGCGAAGGTTGCCGAGTAGGCTGAAGACACAGGTTAAGGAACACACATGGCAAAGACAGCAGCGTGGACACGTAAAGAAGGAAAGAACCCCGCAGGCGGTCTCAACGCCAAGGGGCGTGCATCTTACAAGGCACAAACAGGTGGCACTCTTAAACCACCCGTGTCAGCCAAGCAAGCAAAGAAGTCACCTAAGTCTGCTGCACGTCGCAAGTCTTTTTGTGCACGAATGGGTGGCATGCCCGGACCGATGAAAGACTCGAAAGGTAGACCAACCCGCAAAGCCCTTGCACTCAAAAAGTGGGATTGCTAGTGGCATACACAAATCCAGCCAAGCGTGAAAGAATCAAAGACAGAATTATGGCTGGTTCCAAGGGTGGCAAACCCGGACAATGGTCAGCACGGAAAGCACAACTACTAGCCTTGGAGTACAAGAAGGCTGGTGGTGGTTACTCTGGTGCTAAAACAGCAGCCCAATCCAGTCTCACAAAGTGGACTGGAGAGAAATGGCGTACCTCAGACGGTAAACCAGCCGAACGCAAGGGTGGCACAACACGCTACTTGCCAGACAAAGCATGGGACAAACTAACACCAGCCCAAAAGGCTGCAACTAACCGCAAAAAGATAGGCGCATCCAAGCAGGGTAAGCAATTTGTAACTAACACACCTGCTGCAAAACAAGCAGGAAAAGTAGCACGTAACAAAAAATAAGATAAAAGCCTTATAATATAAGGAAAAGGTACCCTTTTTGTCTATGGGTGCCCCCCTTTTAGAAATTGGTCTGTACGGCTACGACATGAATCCATCCATCGAAGTGACGGGTGCACGGGCCACCTACCTCCCTACCCTTTGTGACTTCATAACTGCACGAATACAGGGCAATAATGCGCCCAATGCGTAGAACCAATAATGCGCCCATGCTATTAGTGAAACAATGGTGCGCCGATAAGAACGGTGCTTGAGCAATAAAGGTAGGTGAGGCTATGAGTGAGGCTATGCAGAACTATTTGGATAGTTGCAAGCGATTAGGTAAGCCAGTCAATGGTGCGGTTGTTCGCATTATCGCACGGCGTACTCATGAAGACACAAGTTGGTACGACGCAAGCGTTTGCACTAATGCTTGTTGTGCGAACAAGTGAGTGTTTGGTAGTTGTTGCTTAGCGCTAGTGCACCAGACTGAGACAGTTATCTCAGTTTGGTGCACAACACGGTGAGCAATAATGCTTACCCAAACACAAGGAGAGCCATCATGGCAAAGATAGCAAAGCAAGTAAAGTTAGTAACCAAGTTCCGTCTCGTGCACGAGCCACTCATTCTCAATGGGTCGGCAGATGTTGTGCGAGGTTGGCTTGGTGCAGGTGCAGAAGCAAAGAAACTTGGCGCTAATGCAAGTGAGTATGCAAAGGCATCATTGTCAGCAAGTAATGCAGGTGAGGTTCGCAACAGCGACAGCACTATTCGCACCAATGTCTCAATAGCACTCCGTGCATTGAGCAAGTACAAGAGCATTGAAGGCGTAATCATTGCTTGCGAGAAAGAATACACCTACGCAACTTGGGCAAGCGTCAAGGCAATGATGAGCGGTGAGGGACAGCGTGCAAATGCTAAGTCCACTAGCCGTTTCTCGGCTAAGCGCACTGCAGAAGCATTGAGCAAGAAGTACACAAAGGCTCAGTTGGAAGCAGTAATCAAGTACATGAAATAACTGAGACAGTAATCTCAGTTGTAACTCGGTGTGAGTTACCGATACATCATGCAACCCCCTGCATGGTGTGTCGTCATGTTCACACTCGGTGAGCAGATATACAAACAAACGAAAGAGGTAATGCAATGAATTGGTTCGGACTATTTACTATGGCAATGCTTGTGGTGCTCGCAGTTTGGGGCTTCGCATTTGAGTACGGCTACGAGAAAGCAGAGAAAGATTGGACTATGAGTGATGAATGGATTGCTCGCCAAGAAATGGAAATGCGTAACTGGAGTAAGTACAACCACCCAACCAACAAGGACTGGAACTGAGATAGTTATCTCACTTCCACTACACAGAAAGAGAAACAGAAATGAAAGACCAATCAGTACAACTCAAACCATCATTCAGCAAGTTCAGAGTTATTCAGCATTATCGCAACGGTCGAAACCTTGGCGATACATACTTCTTCATCACGAAGATGTTGCTGAAATGCAATTTGCTAACAGATTACAAATATGCACACTACCTAGATGACATCTGGGATACAGACACAACAACACAGAAAGAAACAGGAGAACAGAAATGAGTAAGAAAATCAAAGTACATCAGTATCGGTCAATGGAATTGCTTGACAGCATCTTCTCTGAGATTTACGGAGAAGATGTGTGTCTCTTAGAGGACATGGATAATGTGCGCAAGATGTATGTGCATTGCCATGAATTACTAAATGCACCTGAAAAACCGTGGGAGGACTACGAGAAGCACATGAAGAAATTCGACAAGTGCCTGAAGAAGTATGTTGCACACATCAACCATCTAAAAGGAGACAACTCATGACAAGTAGTTACATCAAGATGCAACTCAAGCAAATGAGAGCAACACTGGAAAACGACAGGATTGATATTGAGTTGTTGCAAGAAGAAAACGAGCGTTTACGCAAAGCACTTGCGAAACTAACAGAAGAAATGGAGAAACAGAAATGAACTACTTCATCAGTTACAGAACCAATGGAATATTCCTCTCACCAAAGATTGACAGCGACTTGTTTGATGATGATGATTACGACCCACCAAATCTTGGTGGTCGTAGACCAAACATTTACGAGTGGGGTGATTACATTCTGGAAGAACAAGTGCATTATGCTTACGGTATTTCTGATGGAAGCATTAGTGTCAATGAAGAAAAACCAAAGCGCAAACATACACCTGAAGAAATAGTAGAAATACTTGCTCAATATCAGGTGCTTAGAAACCAAGGAGTTGATAGAGAACCAGCGTTATTTGATTTGGGTATCAGTTCATCAACTCTTACTAATTGGAGGAGGAAGTACAAGAACCTTGTATTCTCTTCAGTGAAATCAGGTGATGTTCACGCAGAACAAGTTGCGTGAGCAACGCTCATACAAACTGAGACATGTATCTCAGTTTGCGTGGGCGAGAGTGCATCAGTATTCCCCCATTTATTGGTGCATTCTCGCTCATGACATTCCGTTATGAGAAACAAACAACAAACAGAAAGGGCTATCATGCCACTAAATGACAACATAGAGTACAGAGATTGCTACGACTGCCATGACACCATGGACGTAGACGACATGTACGCAAACGAATACGACGACAACTTGCGTTGTTGTGATTGCAACAGTGACTACGAGCATGCTTGCGAGCAGGAACTGGAAGAAGAGCAAGAACGAGATGAAGACGACAGTCTCATCATGTCTTACTCTGCTAAGCCATCACCAATATTCCTCAATGATGATGGGCATAAATCGTATTATGCAACAGTCATTGACCAGACAACATCATTGAACCGTACACCGTTGTACATGGGCTTTGAGTTGGAGTTAGAGACAGGTCGTTTCCCTCGTGAGGATTGTGCACGTTTCGTGCTTGACACAATCAACACGCAGAGCAACGAAATTGTGTATCTCAAAGAAGATGGCTCACTCAATCATGGGTTCGAAATTGTTTCGCACCCAATGACATTGGGCTTTGCAACTAATCACTTTGATTGGAACGGTATCTCTGGTCTAATCAAGAAAGGTTGCAAGTCGTGGGACACAAGCACATGTGGTCTGCATGTTCACTTGTCACGCTCTGCATTCCGAGACGAAAAGCATCTATTCAAGTTCTTCAAGTTGATACTTGATAACTCTGCAGATGTAAAGCGTTTCGCAGGTCGTGATAGCGAGCGTTGGGCTAACTTTGACAAGGCTTATTTCCTCAACTCATGGAATGAGTACAACGACGATGGCAACTATGTCACTCGTACAACTTCCTCGTTGATGAAGTTCGCTAAGAACGAGGAACGCAACAACGAGCGTTACTGTGCTGTGAACTTGCAGAACCGCCACACTGTTGAGTTGCGTTTCTTCAAGCCATCACTCAACCCCAAGACTGTTCAGGCTGCCTTGCAGTTCTGTGATGCAGTCTTTACTTACACTGAGACAGAGTGTGACACTAAGAAAGTTATGTCTGGCAACGCTTTGGCGTTCCGTTCATTCCGTTCATGGGTGAAAACTCAAGACCGTTATTCCATTCTGTCTGACCGTATCGCAGAGCGTTGCTCTTCTCACGGTGACGACAACTGAGACATGTATCTCAGTTTCCTAACATCACAAATCAACAAACAAACAAACAAGAAAGGAACACAATATGTGTTTACTAACATTCATTCCTGATTATGTCTCTCCAGACATGGACAGGTTCAGAGTTGCTGCCCAATCCAATCCAGATGGTTTCGGTTTCGCAATATCAACAGGCAAGAAGATTGTCACTTATCACAGCATGAACTTTGATGAGGTTGCAAACAAGTTTATTGACTTGCGACCAACACACAATGGTCCTGCAATCTTCCACTTCCGTTGGGCTACTCATGGTTCGGAAACAGTTGCTAACTGTCACCCGTTCTTCTTGGGTAAAGATAAGGAGTCTGTCGTTGGTCACAACGGTATTCTTCCTGTCGCTATCCCCAAGGGTGATGTGCGTTCAGATACGAAAGTGTTTGCACAAGACATCATGCCATCTGTCGGTGGCATTCTGTCTCTTGATGATGATGAATACTACAAGAAACTAGAAGCATGGGCTACTGGTTCCAAGTTGGTATTCCTCACAACTAATCAAGAGTCAAAGCAAGAGTGGTACATACTCAACGAGAAGTCTGGTCACTGGGATAAAGATATGTGGTGGTCTAACTACTCATACGAGCCTGTGACTTACAAGACTTACACTGGCACTTCATACAAATCAAGTGGCAGTCTTTGGGGTTACGACGACAACGACTGGGATTACACATACGGCAAGACTTCGTATGCGTCATCATGGGACAAGAAAACCGATGCTGGTTTGTACATTCCAGATTACGACGACGAACTCGAATATCTTGCAGAAGAAGAGATGCAACAGTTTGATGTGTTCACTACTCACATTGACGACACCGTACAACTCATTGAGTGTTACAACTGTGCTCACGCACACAAGACACCAGATGGTGTTCTAGAAACACACTGTGACCAATGTGGTGGTTGCCACTTCTGTGGTGCGCAATATCCATGTGCATGTTGGTCAGCCATCTACCAAATCTATGATTTGGAAGCATTCAATCAGGATATCTACGAAGCCAATGCCGTAGTTGTCCCAACTCAAACAACAACACACCCAAGTTACAACTAGGAGAAACATGAACCAAGAAGAGCGGTACGCATACTACCTCGCTGCATTCCAGCGAGGGTTTGCGAAGAACAATGTCCGTCTGACTGAGGTCACATTTGATGACCTCATTCCAGATGCACTCAAGAAAGAAACACACACACAAACACAAGGAGAACAGAAATGAAAAAGAAAGTCATTGACGGTTATGAGTTCCGCACAAAGTTGGCGAAACTCATACCTGATTACAGCATGGATGTAGACAACGACGGTCAAGTCATCATCTACACCAACCTCAAAGAAACCAAGAATGACAACTACAAGGAGATGAACTAATCATGACAACAATCAAACTAATCCCACAAGTAATGGAATTCGATGTGTCTTTGGACAGCGCATCTATGCCATCACTATTCAGTCAATCACTAGAGACAACAATCATTGAGCAGGTAGAGCGACATGTAAACGGTCGCATACCAACTCACGACAATGTTGTTGAGTCTGTGTCTTCATATCTTGAGGAGAGCCGGGACTTTACACGCAAGGTGCGTAACTGGGTCTTGGAAAGCATTGACTACAGCGAGATTGTTACTCAAGTCCGTGACAACCTTGACTATCAGGAACTCATAGACCTCACAGCACCACTGTGGGAGAACGAAATGTTCTTGCGCCTTCTCATGAACAACAACCGTTTCAGAAACATGGTGAACAATCAAGTACAGGTGAACATTGCTGAAACATTGAGCGCATCATTCATCAGAGAATTGGTTGGTGAAAAGGTTGAGTCAATGACTAGCAATCTTTCTAACGAGATTGCAGAGAAAGTGCTCAGGGTTATTCAGAACCGATTGACAGCAGGTTCAGATGTTTGAGCCTGTGACGATAGACTTCACTGAAGCAAAGTGTAAGTCCCAACCAACTGTGTGGTGGTTTCCAGAATGGCCACCTACCAAACAGAAAATGAAAGAATGGAAGCAAGCAAAAGCAATTTGCTCTGAATGCTCACTGAAAGTTGAGTGCCTCGCTTACGGCAAGGCAACCAACTCATGGGGCATTTGGGGTGGAGTAACACTAACAAACGGCAAAGCCGACTACAGAAAGAACAGAAAAAAATGAGCACACCAATAAACTATTCAGAAAAGTTTGAGCAAACTCTACGAGAGATTGACCAAGCAATATCAAGCAAAGTAGAAAGTGAAGCAACATCACCATTCGACATAGGCAACGCAATGTTGTTTGCTGTTGATTATGTTCGTGGTGAAGTTCCAGCAATCAGAAAGATTGCAGAACATGCTGATGTGTACGAAATGCTTGACGATACATTCAACGCTGTGTTGTTGTTTGACTCTGGTTACAACGGCTTTGCCATTGTTACTTGTGGTTGGGCTGCACCCATTGCCAAGGGCGATGATGCTGACAACGAAACTGCACCATCACAACACCCTGAGCGTAGGCGTGTGCGTCTTATGACAATGATGCACAACGGAAAAATGGGCTCTTCTATCCGATTTACGGACGAAGAAGCCGTTACATACGACGAAGGTAACGCAATGGGCTCATTAGCAAGTGCCATGCAAGATATGTGCGACGTTGTTCGTGCACTCAAATCAGCATCTATTCAGAATGAAAGGCAACTACCGTGAGTAATCGCAAAGATGAACCAACCCTTGAGGTGACACTAACTCTTTCAGAGTTGCGTGCTGTCGTAAAGTCTTTGGCTATCGGCGTAGACCAACTGGCAAAGAAAACCCAGCGTCTAGGTGATGGTCGGAGAGCCGACTCAACTCATGCAGAGTTGGAAGAACTTCTATCTGCAAAGCAAGAGATGGAAGAAGTCCTATTGGAAGCACTAAGGGGGTTGTAATTGTTAGCAAAAATACTTATCTCAGTTTCATTAGGTGTGGGGGGCTTCGTGCCCCCCACTTCTGTTATCAAGCATGACATTCCAGAGCCGGTGGATATTTCTGCCTCTGCGCTGTGTCCTCAATGGTGGCAAACCGCTGTTGATGCAGGGTGGAAGCAGTCGCTACTACCGACATTGGATTATCTCATGTGGCGTGAGAGCAGGTGTGACCCCGCTCAACACAATGCAGACGACCCCAATGGCGGGTCTAGAGGCTTGGTGCAAATCAATGGCTTCTGGACACCGTGGTTGGCTTCTAGAGGCATTGTGAAGCGTTCTGAGGGGCTGTTCGGTCCTTACCGCAACCTGAGGTCAGCACTTGCTATTTACAACTATGCAGACGCCCGATATGACAACGGCTTTGGTCCGTGGGGTCTATAAAAACTGAGACAGGTATCTCACTTGTAACCACCCCAGTATTCCCTTCCATTGTCTGTCACAATGGGGGGGGAAAGGGGGGGGGGCACACACTCCGCACCGTCGCCAATGGGCGACAGGTGCTCACTTACATCACAGAAAAGAGAAGCAATGCGAATAGAAAACGATAATGGAACATCAGTGGACAGGATTTATGTCCGTCAGTCTTGGCTTGGTGACGCTCTCATGTGTCCTGAGCGTGCAAGGCTGACAGCCCTTTACCCTGAAGAACGTCGTGAGAACGACTCAGCAATGATGGGTACAGCAGTCCACGCTGGTATTGAAAATGTCCTGCGTGAAGAGATTGATGTGCGAGACATTGCAGAACGCTCGGTGTGGGCGTTTCGTTCCAAGGAACAACACCTACTTGCTGAGGGCAAGGAAATCAACATCACCAACACAGACCCAAAGAACTGGGACAAACACATTGCATCTATGGCGGAAGCATGGGCTAGGGATATCTACCCCCATGTTCCTCTAGGTGGACAACCTGAGTTCAAGTTTGAGGCAAAGGTTGCCGAGGTGGAGAACTCTTTGTGGCAGTACGAACTTTGGTACGAAGGCACAATGGATTACTTTCACCCCGAAAGCATTTGGGACTGGAAGACTGCGGCTCGAAAGTATTACGAAGCCGAGAAGCAATCACAGAACATTCAGTCGTCTGTTTACGCTTGCGCTGCAACCCGACTTGGGTTGATTGATTACACGGTGAACTTCAACTTTGGTGTGATGATTCGCAATGCTTCATCAACCGGTCAGATAGTGAACGTGACACGCACAGAAGAACATGACAATTGGATTACAACTCAAACAACATCACTCGTCAATAGCGTACTATTGGCACAAGTTCATTTGCCATCACAACGATGGCTCATGAATGACCAGCATCACCTCTGCTCACAGCGTTGGTGTCCAGTCTGGTCAAAATGCAAAGGCTCCCTAATCGGGGCGCCAACTACAGATGCCGAGGAGGCAAACAATGGATAAGGACAGAGCAATCATTACCCAAGTGTCAGCAAAGATTTCTGCTGACTTAGTAGACAAGAGCGCAGGCACAGCCGAGAAACTCGGTGAGTTCGCACTCTTGTTTGACTCAATCAACAACATCATGATGGAAACCATCTATGGTGTACAAGCAGAAGCAACAGCAATTGAGCAGAACAACTACATCGTTGAGAAAATCAAAGAAGAGTTGGGTGCTACACAAGTTGTGACTTCAGCAAGCCCAGCACCATTCACAGGTGTAACCATTGTTGGCAAGCAACACGGTCCAATTCCAGAGTGGCTCATCAAAGCGTGCAAGCGTGATGGTGTAAGCAAGGTGTACGACAATCGTGACGGTTTGGAACTCAACCCGAAGCGACCATCCTTCAAAGCAGTAGATGCTGAGAAGGCTTACTGGCCACCACGAGCCAAGTAATGAGACTGTCAGCAGAAGAAATATCTGCTGGTTGGGAAACGGTGGGGCAACGGGCAACTGTTGTCCCACCTTCTCTTTCTGACTACAGAATGTACACACCACTTGCAGAAGCAGCCGACTCATTCGTGCGTTGGGCACAGTCACCGCAAGACCGTGTACATCTTGGTATCAACCAGATAGATAAAGAACTACGAGGCATTGCACCGGGCGAAATCGCCATGATGTTGGGGTTTGCACACGGCGGTAAGACACTCTTACTGTTGCACACACTCCGCAACAATCGTGACAAACACATTGCAATGTTTATACCTGACGAGCCACGCCAACTCGTATTGACCAAACTCGCCTGTATGCATCATGGAATTGATGCACGAGAACTGGAAGCACGAGTAGCATCAGATGACAAAGAAGCCATTGACTTGCTACGCCGTACAGCAGAGGAAGACTTTCCTCATCTTGCCGTGTTTGACCAGCCACTAACTTCATCCGACATGGAACGTGCCTACAACGAGGTGTGTGATGTGTGGGGTCAAGTACCTGAACTTGTAGTCGTTGACTATCTAGATTTGGTAGAAGCAGGCGAAACCGTACCCGACAAAGCAACATTCCTCAAAGGGTTTGGTCGGCGTCATGACATTCCAATGTTGGTGCTACACCAAACATCACGCACCGCAGGTGCTGATGGGAAGAAGATGACCATGAGTTCAGGTTCGTATGGTGGTGAACAACAAGCAACATCAATCATTGGTGTCCGTCGCAAGAAGTATCAAATTGCTGCGGAGATAAATGAACTGATTGAGAAACTTGACCGTTCGCACTCAGAGCGAGCACAGGACAGATTGGATTATCTGCGTCATGAGGCTCGAATCCATGAACACACAGTCACCGTGTCACTACTCAAGAACAAGCGACCAGCAGGACAACTTGTTGACGACATTGACTTTGAGTTAGACCCACGCACAGGAAGACTGACCGACCTGAACGGAGCGTTGCCTCTTCAATATCAGCAGGGAAACCTTTATGAATGATGCAATTGAAACATTTATGTCTCTCTTTGGTGGAAGAACTGATGCATATGGAACATGGGAAGGTGGTTCAAAGAAGTCACCAGTGTTTTATGAAACATTTGCCAAACATTTGTACGGCGAAGAACTCATTGGTATCTACCCCCTGACGGATGAATCAACTGTCCGTTGGGGCTGTACCGACATTGACATTGACGACCTTGACTCAGCACGAAACCTACAAACAGCATTCGCCATGAAAAGTATTTCATCATTCGTGGAGAAAACTCGTCGTGGCTACCACGTGTGGGTGTTTGCTGACGACTGGATTCCAGCATCAATCATGCGCCGAGCATTTCTGTCGGCACATGAAGCCATTGGACTACCAGCCAAAGAAGTAAACCCCAAGCAGGAAGAATCAAATGGACTGGGAAACTATGTTCGTCTTCCGTATCCGGGTGGGATTGATTCCATTCCAGAGAACAGGTACATGTTGTTCAAGAAAAATGATTCAGCAATGACGCTGAAACAGTTCTTGGATAGTGCTGAAGAATCAAAGGTTGATGTGAACCTCTTACGACCTCTTGCAGAACTACACAAGCCTCGCAGGAAAGTATCTCTTGAAATGTCTTCAGTACGACTAGATGTACAGCAGGCACTTGATTATGTTTCACCTTATATTGCAACCGTCTGGCGTAATGGTCCAATTGGAAATCTCGATAGGTCAAACATTCTTTGCTTGTTGGTTCACAAGATGAGGGAGTATGGAACACCAATAAACCATGCTTACACAATTCTTGTTGATGCTGATAAGCGTTGGGGTAAGTTCCACAATCGTGCCGATGGCATAGAACAATTAGTGAAGATAGTTGAAGACATTTACGGCATTGACACAACAGGAGCATTTAGACCATGAACAGATTCCATCAGATAATCGCCCTTCGCCCAAAGGCGAAAGGTAGACCACGAGTGACTAAGACTGGTCATGCGTACACACCAAAAGAGACATTGAAGTATGAGCAAGAGTTTGCTGAACTGTATGAAGGTCCTCTGTATAAGACTGAATTGCTGTCCGTCAAACTTGCGTTCACCATTCATGGAACGGAACTGTTTATCGAGCCAGTTCAACCAAATGTTGATGTTGACCAGCCCAAAGGAAAGTTGACTGGAGACATTGACAACTATGCAAAGGCTGTACTTGATGCGCTGAACGGCGTAGCGTATACAGACGACAAGCAAATCGTTTGTTTGTATTTGGAGAAAGCATGACACTTGGAATGTACATACTGGGGGTGGCTGTGATTGCAGTCATTCTTCTTTCGTGAAAGAGTCACGCTGGGATTTCCCAGCAGAACGCAGATACAACTTCTCTGACGACTTGAAGTTTGGAAAAAAAGGTGAAGAACTCACCCGTGATTTCCTTCAATCAATTGCTGATGGTTCATTTGAAGTCAAGACAGACCGCTACCGTAATGGTCGCATGGTTGTTGAGACACAACAAAATCCAAGAGGTAATGGTTGGAAGCCAAGTGGTCTTGAAGTTACAGAAGCAAAGTGGTGGGTGTACATCTACTGTCTTGATGGTGCAATGCTTGCCGTTTCAGTTGAAAGACTGAAGCGGTACATTGCAACACTTCCTAAGAGCAGAATGAAAACATTTGCTTGGAACTCTGCTAATCCAGCAAAAGGTTTCTTGCTTCTGCCTGAAGAAGTTATGGACATGATGATAAACCCAGAGTACGACTTTGAAGAATAGGGAAGTATCAATGACTCCGTTCCACGAAGCAACCCTTCGTGGACACAGGAGACCGGAAACGCCGATAGAGGCTTTGATGATGGCTGCCTCTGGCGAAGACGCTGTTGAGTCCGTTGTGGAACTCCAGCCCCTGCGTGAAGCAATCGCAGAATGTATCGAAAAACTAAACGAACAAGACAGATTTATTATTGACGCAATCAACTCAGAAATGATTTCACTTGAGGAACTTGGGGGTCGGCTTGGCGTGTCCAAACCGCACGCTTGGAGGCTTCGCAACGCCGCTTACGAGCGGTTACGATTGCACCTCTTAGAGAATCCAATTATTAGAGAAAGGCTCGGACTTGAAGACACGACAGATAACGGTGGGTTTTGATGTTGAGGTTAGCCCGCAAGCGATTGCAACACTTCTTGCTTCTGTATACGGCGACGTTACTGTGGGTCAGGGAATATCGGAAAACGGTCTCCCCCTTGGGAGTATATATGTTGCTAATAAGAAAAGGAAGAAAAAAAATGTCTGACCAGAACGATTGGATTTACGGAATCATTCCGAAAGAACAGGCAGACGACATGCATGAGAACATGGAACGTATTGAGAAGAGAACGCAAAGCGGTGTCACCATCATGCTTAGTGCCAACGATGAATCAGCAGTAGAGATATGTCGCACATGGCAAGAAGCACTCCACGGAAGTGGAGTTGCTTGGATAAAAATTAGTTCATTCGTATCAGGAATAATTGGAACAATTGAAGAACACCTAAGTGAAGAGGGGATAAATCCTTATGAAGAGTAAGAACGTAAAATCCGAATGGGCTTTAGTCGTAGTTCACTGGCGTGACGCCTTTGATGGTGAGAACGGCTGGACAGACCTAGAGAAGTACACACCTGAAGACACAACAGTTGTAACCGTAGGCTGGCTGATACCAGACATGCTCGAAGGCTACATAACAGTTGTCAACTCTTATTTCCCTGATGAAGTGGAAGACCCCAAGACAGTTGGCATGCCAATACACATACCAACTGGCATGGTTATCAAGACTGTGATTTTAGAACAACCTACTGTTGCTCTTCAGGACTCTTCGGACTCTCCGCAGGAATCACCAAGTTTGCAAAAGCCTGCTTCACCTTCTCAGGGTTATCAGCCATCTCAGGAGAAATCTCAAAGTGCAACCAATCCCCAGTTCCACCGCCATGAATAGTTTCTTTTTTGTAGACAAGCCAAGCATTGCGGTCGCACATCCAAGCACGACCATGTGGCTTCACAAAATAATCAAACGCTGCTTCTAAGCCCAACGCCTCAGCGTTGGCGACAATAATGTCAAGCACACGTACTGCTTCCTGACGACCGTTCTTGACACCTTTCTTGGGTGGCATGTGACGGTACGACAAGTCAACTGCTCGCCCCGTTGCGTGGACGCTGAGCGACTCTTTTCCCCTCATGGGTCTAACACCCCAGTCACCATTGTTCCAGAGCGCACCATTGCTCAACTTGATTACTTCGTTGATGAACACTTTCATGCCGGGGCGCAAACTCTTTGCAGCCCCGTCTTTGTTTCCTGTGTACTTACGCTTTGCCATAACTACTCCTTATTTCTTTTTGTTAAAACCCAATACTGGTCTAGCGACAGCCAATGGTGTTAGTGCTGTTCCAACAGCAGTACCACCAACAGCAGCACCTCTTCCAAGTGACTTTACTTTTTCAACTGATTGTTGTTTTTTGATTATCTCTATCAAATTATTTCTTAGAGAGTCTGGAATTTTGTTTGCATACTCAAGAACTGGAGTATTGGGTGGAAGATTAACCATACCCCTCTCAGCCCAGTCAACATAATCTGGAGTTGTAACTTGTAAAGAACTTAAGATTTCCTGCTTAGGTGTTATTCTTCCATTACGTGGAACTAACCAAGAAGAATAATTTCCTTTTGCAATATTGTCAATTAGAATCTGTGTCTCTGGGTCCATCTTTCCCAACAAACTTTTTGTAACATAGAAATTTCTTGTTCCTACATCATTTCTTGGAGCGATGTTTGGAATATATCTTTCTGCAGAACTAATTAAAGCATCTGGAGTCATTTTTTTATTTAGATAATCCCTAGAAGAAAATTTGTATGTTTGGTTTGGGACTAAAGGAAAATCTGGAATTGGTCCAGCGCCTCTACCGACGTTGATGTTTGGCAATATTTCTGGTAAATCATTAAAACCAGATATGTGAACGCCAATATCTCTAGGCTTAATCCATTGCATCAATGCCTCAACCTTTGGTGCAAGTTTTGTGGTGGCTTTCGCAGCCCCGGTACCAATACCAGCGCCAGCAAGTCCACCAATTGCATTCAACATAATCTGACGAGACAATGCATCTGGCCCACGCAAAGCAGCCTGCCCCATTCCAGCACCAACATAATCATCAGCAACTTTGGCTGTGTCTTTCATAACATCTCTTAGAGCAGTCACTTGAGGTGCGGTACCGGGTTGGTCTCCTCGTTTGCTCAAGAAGTCAACAAGGTTGTAAAGGTCTTGCAGGTCCATCAGTTACCCTCTAACGCCTGCTCATCCTTGACAGCCTGTTGCAACTCTTTATCACGACGAGTACGTTCACCAGCCTGCATCTGACCTGTGACTTGACGAACAGGTGCACCCAAGAAGCCAAGGAACTGGTTGCCAGTACCACGCTGTTGATAAGTTGGAATAGATGGGTTGAGTCGTTCCGCTGTAGCAAGGAACGGCAACAAGTTGCGCAACGCATAGTAAGCCCTGTCGTCAACAAACTTCTTACCAGTTGGTCCAGTCTGACCATAACCAAGCGCTTCCAACAAAGGTTGGACAGCGCTCGATATTCCACCTTCAACTTCAACAGGAGTATCAGAGAATGGTCTGTTGGAATACAACTGACGACCACCAGCCAACTCAACAGGCAAACGAAGTATTGGGTTCAAGTTAGACAACAAACGAGTTGGGTCTTTGAACTCTTCAACCTGTGCACCAATTCTGTTGAAACCAAAGTCTGGTGTTGCATACATGTTGTCACCAAATGGCAACTTAAATGCACCAATCTCACGCATCCATTGTGGTACAGCCACATCTTCATCATCATCACGCAGGTTGCGCTTTACAGCACCGTACATCTGATACGCACGTGGATTCAACCAAATGTTCTGCACCTGCATTGGCAGGTTGCGACTTGTCCACATCCAGAACGGAATAACCTGACGCATTATTTGGTCTGCTGAAGACACATTCTCGTAGTCAATCAAGAAGCGACGAACACGGGCTGCCGAGGTGTGGAAGTCCATACCACTAGCAATACCGTCGTAAGCCAACATGAATCGTGAATGTTGTTCAAGTCGCTGACCAACTTTACGACTTGTCTTTGTACCCCACAAAGCACCCTGAGCAAATACTTCTTCTGTCATACCGCCACCAGATGCGGCGGCTGCAAGGAACGCATTACGAACATTCTCACGACTTGCTTCAGGCACGGTGAGAATCCATTGGTCAAATGTGTCTCCTTTTTTGGATGCAGCAGTCCAAGTGCGTGACCACCTCAAACCCTCATTCAGTCGTAGTGCATTACCACCTGCTGCGAACAACATAAAGCCGTTGGACATTGCGTTTCGAATATGGAATCCGGGTGACAATGTTGCGTAAGCCTTGAAGAACCTTGTGTAGTTAGACAAGAACTTGCTGAGTTCACGAACTACAGCAGGGTCTTGTAGACGGTGTACGTTCTGCACAATTTCTGCCAACTCTTTTTGCACACCAATGTTTGGGAAGTATTCACTCAACTGGACAAAGCCATCATCAAATACGGTCTTGATGTTGATTGCATCTGGTCGGAGTTGACGGACATTCTGCAGTTCTTCAGAAGTCAAGTTCTTCAATCCCTTGAGGATTGCAACTTCGTTCTTGGCTGCATCCAAAGCCAAACTTTCCTGAGCGAACACAGCCCTCTTGCCAAGGTATTCAAGGATTGAAGCAGAAATCTTGTCATCAAGCATTCCGTTTTCAATCAATGGCATGTAGTGCTCAGCGTCAGCGAGCAACTCATCAAGGCCGGCAATCCAACCAGCGTCACCCTTCTTTGTCTTATTGAGTTTCGTAGACTTCTTAGCCATCTGTTTAACAGTCTCAATCTGACGCTTAACAATGTCCATGTTCTCTTCTGCTGTACCACGAAGAAGAGTTGATGTATCGAATGCAACCTCAGCCTTGGTTACAGCCTCACTCAAACGCTGTGTCTCTGTTCCAATCTTTGCCCAAGCATTGTCAGTCTGTTCACCAAGTGATTCAACCATAACCATCTGTGCCCTCAAAGCCTTACCTGAATCCATAGCAGATTTAATCTTGGTCTTGCTAGGCAAGCCAAGCAAAGCGGCTTGACGGTCGCTCAACTTCATCAAAGCCTGAATCGCTTCCTTGGCATCTGCACGACGCTTCTCAGCGCTCAATGACCTCAGTCTCAAACTTTTAATGTCTTTGAGGATTGCTCTTCTTTCCAACTGCAACGCTGTCAGCGTGCCATTTTTTGCAGCCTCAAGACTTCCAAACAACTCCTCACTAACAACAAACAGAGGCGTTCTCTGGAGTGAAGCCTCACTCTCCTTGACCAGAGTCTTAGCAGCCTGTCTTCCGGTCTTACCTGCTGTCTCTAATGTGACTTCAGGAAGGGCAACACCAGTCTTGGCAGAAGCCTCTGTGATGATGTTGTTGATATCGTCAACAGCCTGAGAGATGTTTAGTTCATCAATCTCACCACGCATACGGTTGATGGTCTTAATCATTGACCGCTTCTGCGAACGAAGTTCAGCAGCACGTGTGGCCCACTGTGGTCGTGCACCAATATCGGATTGCGTTTCAAGACGCAAATCCGCAATTCTTTGCAAGTACTTAGCCTCTTGGGAGTTCTCAAATACTTCCTTAAGGAAAGCCCTGCGACCACCAATGGTCTTACCTGCTGCTTTTGACTTACCCTTTATCAGTCTGTCCAAAGCCTTATCAGCCGTGACAGGTATAACTTCCAACTTAGCAACAGAGGTATCACCAACAAAACCAACAGCCCCTCTGTATTCGGCATCATTAATTACACCCATTGAACGTTGCGCTTGCACCTGACCGATAACGTTTTTGTCACCACTAGAAGCAGAAGCGGCAGTAAATTTCTGACGAGAAACAGTTTTTGTATCGCTAACATTCATCAAAGCCTGATGAGCAGGGTCTTCAAACTTGGTGTGCAAGAACTTTGCTTTACGCACAGCATTCTCACGAACCTGATTGGTTGCAATCAACTCATCAATCTCAGCCATCCTTGCTGTGATATCAGAAATCTTGTTAAAGTTCTCAGCCACAACATTGTCAGCCAAACCAATACGCTGACTAATCAAACGACGAGAAGCAAGTTGCTTACGCAAAGCAATCCACTCATTGTTCAGACTTGTGACTTCAGATTTGGTCAACTCTTTAATCCACAGAGAACGGAACTCTCGCTTGGTAAAACCAAAGCGAAGTTCCTGTGGTAGTCCCGGTCTTGCCTTTGCATCAGCAGTCAGATTGAGTATGCCCTGAATCCTGTCAAACTCTGCACGTTCACCAGCAATCTTTACTTCAATGGCGGTAATTGCATTCCAGTTAGGATTGTTTCCAAGTCTGGCGTAGTAGTTCAAACGCTCAAGTTCTGCTTCAAGCCTATTGATATTTGACTCAACCATCTGTTGGTCAATGCGGTACACACGCAAAGCCTCTTCACGGGTGAGGTTCATTCCAGACCTAACAGCACCCTCATCAACAGCCGAGATACCAAAGTCCAAGTTCTCAATGTCGTCTTCAGACATTGCAGCAAAACGTAGCAAGAAGTCGTGGAACTTCTGTCGCTCTACAGCACGAGGGTAAAAGAAAGAAGATTCGAGTTCGTTCAACTTCTGTGCAGCAACAAGGGCTCTACGACTACGCTGAGCGGTACGACTTGCTTCTACTGCACTTGGTCGTGGTAGAACAACACGTTCTGCTTGCTTCTCAGTCTTCTTTACTTTCTTAGCCAACTCATCTGCTTGCTTAATCTTGTCGTCAAGGATTCTAAGTTGTAGTTCAAGTTGGTTTGCATAACCACGAGGGCCATACAGGTTGTCAGCAAACACCCAACTCACATCACCCTTTGAGTTCACAGAGCCGGTACGAATCTCATCCATTGGGATAAAGTCTGCATCATCAGACACACCAGCAAGTTTGTTCCTACGAACCTGTGCCTTCTGGCGGATTCGAGAAATCAAAGCATCCTGCTTTTGAATCAACTGGTTTGGTATTGGTGACTTCTTACCAAATACATAACCACCAGAAGCACCGTCACCTTGGAATGGGAAACCAGTCTTAGGGTTAATAATTGGGACACCATCACCATCAACTAGTTGACCCTGTGAGTTGATAATCCTTCCTTGACGGTCAACACGACGACCTGCGTCGTCAACAAGTTCACCAGCAGTATTTACCAATTTGCCGTCTAGGTCAACAAGTTTGCCGACTTCGTTCTCAAAGATGTTTACAAATTCTTCTCGTGCTGGAGCAACACGAACAAGTTTGCCTTGTTGCAACTTACTAAAGCGTGTACCCTGCCTAATGTCAAACTTGCTACCACCAACTAGTTCTGCAAAGAAAGACTCAACATCATAACGACCACCGTTCAGGGCCTTGCCCAAAGGACCTGACACACCATAAGAGTCTCCAAGAGTCGCAATGTTCTTCAACGCTGCTTCGTTTGTTCTAGCACCCTTGGTTCCAGTTATCTTTGCCAAAGCCTTCTTAGCAGCCTTGTTGTTCTTTGCTATGCGCTTCTGTGCTTCTTCGTACCTAGAGACAATTGCAACAATTCTTTTACGCTGTGTGTCAGATGCTTTATTGCTACCAGCAAACTCTTTCAACTTTGCAATGTTGCTCTTAACCTTTGTTGCAAGACTGTCCCACTCTGCAATCTGTGACTCTTCAGAACCACGAGAGGTAACACGAAGCCTTGCAAGGTCTTCACTATTGAAGTTGTCTGCCGTGTATTCTCCCTTGCCAGTTACACGTCTTGCACCTCTTGGTGCACGGCGACCAGTCTGTGCTCCAGCAGTTGGGTCAAGCCCAAACTCTTGCATCATTTGTGCCGTAGCAAAAGCAATACCTTCACCATCTGGGTCTTTGAACAATGCACGGGAACTACGGAGGTTACTGCTGTGCCTTGCCCACACAGCCTCAATCTCTGGGAATGTGTCACGCAATAGGTTTGCTTCAGCAACACGTTCTGGATTAGTAAAGATATCTGACAACTGTGAGTACAGGTAGATATCCATATCTGGACCACGATATTGAAGAACATTTGCTTTCAGGTTCTCAACGATTTCATCAACCTGCTTTAGTGAAGTCACAAAGTTGTCAGCAAGTTCAAGGTCATCCTTGACAATGTGTGCTACCAATTTGTTAAACATTTGCTCACTTGGCACCATTCCAAGCAAAGATGCACGTTCAGTCATCTTTGCAAACTGCAACTGCACCTGAGAATAGATGTGATACTCAGCAATAGATTCAGACAACTCTTCAGCAAGTTCACGATAGTTGCCAGACATTACAGTCTTGACTACATCATCTTCTGCAATGTTCTTTACAGCGTAGTAATCAGAAACCTTTTTACTTGCATCCTTAATCTTGGTTCGAACATTTTGCAACTCTGCTTTTTGTCTGTTAATAAAGTTAACTATGTCAAGTGGACCAAACTCGTCGATAGCACGTTCAGGACTAACTTCTCTATAGATTTTGTCATAGACAATTCGAGCCTGCTGAGAGTCTAAACCCTCTCGCACAATTTCTTTTTCTGCCTGCTGATAAGCACCCTCAATGATATTGAGAATCCTTTCCTCTTCCTGCTGGAAGTCATCAACTATCTTCTGATGAACAAGCAAATCCTTTTCATCAATGAGTGCACCTTTCTGCACCCTTGTGACTTTAGAACTATTCTTTACAAACTCATCAACACGTTCTGCATCACGAATAAGTTTTTGCATCTTCTCAAAACGAGCCAAGAAGTCTGGCGTATTAGGCAACACACCATCATTCAAAATTACATCACGAGCAACCAACCATGTTGCAGCCTTACGTAGTTCACGCAAGTCAGAACCAGATGTATAACCGGTGGTGATAATTTCACGAACTTGGGCATACTTTAGTCTGCCAAGTTCGTTAACTCCAAACTCGCCTCTAGGGTCAATAGCACTTCTTGCAGTCTTAACTGCCTCACCTGTGCTTTCACCAGCCCAACGGGTGAAAGCATTCTTTTCACCTTCGAGTTTAGGCACATCACCAAAGCGAACAGAACGAAGAACACCAAGCAGTTCATTGCCTTCTTTGGTCAGAGCGCTATAAGGGTCTGCTGCGAAGTCATCAAAGAAGTTCATCAACCTCTCTTGGTCTTCCAGCATGTTCTCCCAGTTCTTGCCAACCCTGTTCATTTCAAACTCAATGTCGTTGAGTTTGTTCTGAAGCGTAGGAATTTCTTTCTTCCAGTCAATTACCTTCTGGGTGTCTTCTGCATAACGAACAATAAGTTGGTCAACAGTTGCAAGGGTCTCTCTATGTGCACGAACCAACTCAAGATGGTTCTCTTCCATCATTGACAAGATTGCAGTCTCTTCGTCAAACTGGTTCTTGAAGTTCACCCAGTTTGTTTCAAGTGACTTGATTGTGTCTTCAAGTTCTTTACGTGCAGCCTGCAAGTTAGATGCAGCAACATCAACAGGAAGAATGTCATTCAGGTCTTGTGTTGAACGTTGAAGTTCAGTCTGCAATGGACCTTTCTTCTTCAGCAAGTCATCAAAAGCAGTCTTAATGTTTGTTGTTACACGTTTGCCAGCCTTGAACGCTTCGTTCAATGACTGGCTACGTGCATTGGTTCTAGCAACAACTGCTGCACGAGCAGCATCAATTGCTTCTTTGCTAATAGAAATTTCTTCAATACCAGATGAAAGAATTCCAGCCTTAAACAATTCTTCCATGTACTTGGCAGTACCAACCTGCTTGCTGTAATAGCCGGCGTACTTAGCCATAATCTTCTGCATGTCTGTTTCAAAAAAGTCAAACGACAAAGGCACAGAGTTGATGCTTCCATCGGCATGAGTTGTCTCACGAGCAATCTCGTTCAACCGAACAACACCACCATCAACATCTTCTTGGGTCAGTTTCTTGCCGAACCATTCTTTACCTACACGGTTGTTGCGTGAACGGAATGACCCCTCTGGGTCAGTCATGTTCACAGACAAGTACTCTCGAATCTGTTTCCCGTATGCAGATGTGCCATCTTCCATCAACTTCAATGCATCGTCGCTAGCAATGTGTGGCAAGTATGCTTTGATTTCATTTAGAGTAAAGTTTGGGTCAAGAGCCTTGAATGCCTCTTCAACGTCTGTGTGCATCTGCTTGAAAGCAGCCTTCAACTTTTCGTATGCTCGCATTTCCTGAGGTGTAGGCACAATACCCTTGGTTGCCCATGTGTCTTCAGCGTTGTCCAGTAGGCGATACACCGTGCTCTTAACGGGAACAACGTCGGCATCTTCCAAGATGGGGTTGATGTATTTAGCCGCAGTATCTTGAGCGATACGTTGGTATGCCCTTGATGTGTCTTCAGCACCAAGGTTTGCTATTTGTCCAGCAGCCTCTCTTGCTGAAGCAATCTTGCCAGTAGCAAGATTGAAGCGAGCCAATGAAGTGTCGCCTTGTTCACGAGTACCACGCAATGCAAACTTCTTGCCGAGATTTTCACCAATGGTTGTGTCAAAGAAACCAAGACGAGTTCTTACCAAACCTTTTTGAATAGCGTCAGCAACAGGACCGGACAAAGGAACACGCACACGACTACCGAAGTAGTAAATACCTGCACGCTTGACACCCATGTTCTCTGCCAATTCTTTGGGCAAGGCAATTCGACCACGAGCAGCAACTTGTTTTACAACATCATCTGCAGCGCCCATCTGCTTTGCCAAACGAGCCAAAGCAAAGCGTCCCTCAGCACCAGCCAGAGTCTTGGCACCCAATGCGGTACGAAGTGAAACATTTGTTCCCTTAACCAATGCACTACCCGGAACACTAGAACCAAGAGTTGCATAAGTTAATGGGTCTAACAAAACGTCACCCAAGAAGCCAACAACACGACCGCCCCAACCTTCCATTGGGAAGGCTGTGCCGAAACCGTAACTCACATCTTTAGTCTGGTTAAACAAATCTTTGAACGAAGCATCAGTTAATGGGTCTCCGTCAACGGCGTCAACTAACTCACGAGCAGTTGAAATCACAAAACGGCGAGGAGTATCAACCGCAGTCAATCCACCAAGAACAGTTTTGGTGAGAGGGTTATCAATTAGTAACTTGCCTACAGTACCAAGTGCGCCACCACCTGCAGTTTGTTGCCCTTGTGCTATCAGCCCAGCACGGTCTCCAAGACGAGGGGCTTTCTGCAATGCAGATATGGTTGAGTCACGAAGACTCAACTGTGACTGAATGTTCTTCGCCGCATCAGGTGATGCAGGCGGAGCAGTATTAAGACGCTTTGCAGACGACAACGAACGAAGCGTGTCTATAAACTGTTCATCATTTTGAGACATTATTTACCAAGCAAACCAGATTGAGCCAAACGGAAAAGGGCGTCCATCTGTGGTGTACGGCCAGACTTATCTAGTCTTTCTTGAAGCACTGGAACAACGGCTTGTCTAATTTGCATCATGTAAGGGTCATAAGTTCTCGCCATAGTTGACTCACCACCAGCAGGACCAACATAACCACCGGGACCACTTGCTGATGGGAGATACGTTGGCTTACCATCTTTGGATGGTAGCGAGAAATTTGATTCAAGTTCTCCACTTGCAACCTGTTCATCGTAATACGTTTTATCTGTTTGTTTCAACAGCGTATACAAGTCAGTTGGGGGATTATTTTTTTCTTTTTTCAATTTTTCGTAAGTATCTTGCTTGCGCTTATACTCTTTTTCAATCATGTTTAATTCTTGTTTATAGTCTGCTGCTGTTCCACCAAAATCAAATCTTGCTCTAGCCGCTGCAATGTAAGAGTTTCTATCAAATCCAGCAGCCTTCCATTCTTTCTCTGCTGCATCAAATTGTATACGAGTTTGCCTCTTCCATCTGTCTTGAAGAACTTTCAAACGTTCGGTATTTTTTTCTTGATTCTTTGCATCAGATTCCAACTGTTTAATAACACCATCACGCAATTGTTCTGGTGTATAAGTTTTTCCACCAGTAGTAAAGTTCTCTGCTTTTGCCATTGCGGTTTGTGCCTTCTGCAGAATTGCTTGAGCATCCATACCAGTTGTTGGAGCACTCGCAGTAGCACCAGTTACACGAGGAGGCAACACAGCACCAGAGCCAACAGCACCAGTCTTGTATAGAGGGTTATCTTTTCCAATCTGTGCAAGCGAAGCCATTGCCTTAGGAAAAAAGTTTTCAACCGTATAACGTTCCTCTGGGCGTGGAATGTTGTATTTAGAGAATACGTCGTCCTTGTTTGCCTTTGTGCTGTAATCCTGATATTCGTTTGTTAGAGTCTTGGCCAAACTAACATAATCTTCATAACGTGCACTAGGCGAAACACCGGGGTCTCCAGCCGTAATGGCATTAGAAATGCCTTCCTCAATCTGCCAGATAGGTGTACCAGCCATAACCTCTGCGGCAATACTGCGACGCAAACTGTTCTCAGGTTCGTATTGATTAATTTGGGTAAAGGTTGGCATGTATTGGGCAAACAACTGGTCATAGTTGTTGCCAGCACCAACGCCCAAAACAGGTCCAAACAGTTGCATTAGGTCAGATGACGACATTCCCTTATTTTTAAGGACTTTGACAATCTGCGAAATATCTTGTTCGGCCATATTCTTTACCTAGTTCGTTACTTAGAAACCAGTACGACGACGAGCCAACTCATCCATCACATCTTGGCTCAATCCCATGTTTGGACCAGAGGGTGGCGCCACTGGTGCCTGCTCCCGACCCTGTGGATTCAGCAAAGCAGACACATCGATACCCAGCCCAGCCAAAGTCTCCAAAAGACTTTGTGCTTGGGCATCAGCCTGTGCCTGAGCCTCAAGTTTCTTTTGAGCCATCTGATTAGCCAACTGTGTCAAAGCGGACTGAGCAGAACTTTTCAGACCAGACTCATAACCAGCACGTTGCTCACCCAAACCAGTTAGAGCAGTATTACGAGCCATCTGAGTTTCAGCGGCTCGTGACTGATTGCCACTCTTATTCAAAGATGACAAAACATTCAACAAGTTTTGGTACTGCTCTGCTCCACTCTGTCCTGCTGAATTCACAGCCTGTTGGTAAGCAAGAACATCTGGGCTCAAAGCACCACGAGCCTCCAGCAAACCCTGAGCCTCAAGCGGAGTAGACATAGAGTTCTGTACACGTACCTGTGCATAAGGGTCTTGTTGGTTGGCGGAGAGATAGTTAATCAAATCCCCATAACCCTGTTCCGTCATCTGCTGTGCTGTTCCGTATGACTGCCCAATTCCAGCAAGACTGTCAGCCAACTGCTTGTTGATTGCAGCCTCTGAATTGGCTTGCATTGTGTCATAACCAGAAAGAAGAGAATCTGTTCCAGACCTGTAAGCGCCACTAGTGTAATAGTTTGCTAGTGCATCTGCTTTGGCTTGAGTTTGTGCTGCAGCATTTCTGTCTTGACCAACATCATAAAGGAATTTTTGTTGGGCAAGAATATCGGATGCTTTCATACCTTTGCCGCTACCACCAATAGAACCCCAATTCAATCCCGGAACATCTAAACCTCGGTCTCCAAGAATACCTGCAACAACTTGGTCTACTGGTGCTCTTCCATCATTGGTTTTTCCTTTTCTATCGAAAACAGCCATTAGTAACTACCAGCCCTTCTTGAAAGCAGGGTTTGTGCATCCTCTGCTATTTGTCTTGCTTTCTGGGTTTCCAAATCGGTCAGCCCACTGTACAAATCTGCTTCACGCATAGCGCTCTGCAAATCGTATTGTCCCATTTCTTGACGCAAACCCTGTTGCAAATCACCGTAATCGGCAAGTTGTTTCTTAGCCAACTCACTCAAACCACCACGAACAATTCCGGAACTAGTTCTAGGTGTAGCCAAACCACGACGACCATACGAACTCACCAACTGAGGGAAAGCCTTACGGTACTGCTCACTCAAGTTCTGCTGTTGTCGTTGACCACGCTGTTGCGTGAGGAAACGACTATAAGCCTGCATAGCGCTTTCAGCGCCATACCTTTGTTGCATTTCTCTACGCTGAGATTCGTAGACACTTGGGTCATACGCCATATTTCTTCACAGCCCTTCTGTCTTCTTGTGCCTTCTTGCGGTTGGCTTCTTCAATATCTAATCGTTTGTTAATCTTGTCAATCTCAGAAATCAAAGACGAAACAATCTGACGGATGACAATGGCATCCGTAGATTTGAGTGCTGTCAATGCTGGAATTGAAAAAGAATCCATTATCCAAATACCTGACTTGCTAGCACAATCTGGTCATTTGCGGCCAAAGTGTTTGGAACATCCGTGCTGTCCAACTTTGCGTAAGTCACAGCACCATCTGCAATCTTGAGAGTTGATACAGCGTTAGTTGCAAGTTTTGCGTTTGTAATAGCAGAAGAATCAATGTTTGTCCCATCTGACAAACCGTTGACATACAACGATATAGCCGTCATGTTGGCATTCATTTCTGATGCTTCAGCAATAGTTCCGCTAACAAACGAGTGTGGAATTGTAATTGCCATTATCCTGTTACCTTTCGTGTATTAAATTTGTATGAGATACTGTCAATACCCCAAGAGAGTCCAGTTGGACCAGTGAACAGCAACTGCACAGAACGTGCCAGTCCAAGGTTTGAGCCACGCACAACCTGTGCACCTTCAGCCTGCACACCCCATTTGTCAGAACCCCAACGACCTTCACCCCACAACATTCCAGTTGCAGATGCCTCAATCGAAATATCAAACGTTTTACGCTCGTTACCAGTTGCTTCCTCAAAGTTATGAAACACCTTGACATTCACGGTTCTTGCAGTATCTGACTGTTTGATAACAATATCTGGTCTACGCCACATCTTCTTCATTGCATAAGAACGACCATCAACCCAACCAGTTCTGTAATAAGAAGTAAAGTTTGTTTCAACAGTTGCCAACAAATCGGTTTCAGCCTCAAAGGCATCAACCCTTAGAACTCGTGGAATGTTTGGGTGAATGACAAGACCGTATGTTGTACCACTTGAAGATGTAAAGTCTGTTCCACCGATAACACCGTAATTATCAGCAGTTGAAACCAATGTGTACGCACCACGTTGACCAATGCTTGGGTCAAAAATCAAGTTAACAGTTGCGTTTGAAACAGTTGTTGTCTTTGAGTAAGGCAAAGACAACCAAACACGACGGTTGACATAAGACACAGAAATAGTTGATGTAGCGGCATCATTCACATAGTTGTTTGGGTAAATAGAGTTAAAGTTGTCAGACAAATCAACAATGCTGGAACCATTATAAAAAAACAAACCATTTGGATGCGAGTAGAAATAAATGCCGTTCTCTGCAACAGCAACTTTGTTTGGCGAGTCAACACCAAGACGTGCTGTGAGTTCAACAACAGCAAAGTCTGCCGTTTCGTAGCCGTAAACAATGTAAATTGAGTTTGGTTTGAAAACAATCAACTGACCTGAATAAACAGCAAGTGCCTTGATTCCATCTCCACCACCGAGGAAATCAATATAATCATCAGCAGCCCAGTCATTTGGCTCAGCCTCATGAGACCAATGAAGCCTGTTTACATGAGTGGTTAAGTCGGTTCTAACTCCTGCAGCAAACATTTTGTTTGCATGCACAGCAATATGTTCACATTGTGGAAAACGATTTCGTGCTGGAGAGTTGTAGTTATTGTTAAAGTCTCCAGCCGCATCTATAATTGCAATAGCGGTTGCATAGGTGCTACCAGTCTCCCAATAATAAGTAGAAGCCCCACTTGTTCCAGTTGCAATATAAAGTTGACTACCCCAGTTGGCAAACGATGCACCATAAGTATTAGATGCGACAATGTTATTTCCAGAAGAATACTGTAACTGCGTAAAATTAGTACCACTAGAATGAAACACCCCAGTACTACTGGCAAGCATTACTCTAGGTGATGCGCCATAAAAAGCATGCAAGCGATATGGATTCCATGTTCCAGAAATAGCCGTCGAGTTAATCTCACGCATAGCACCACGGGTAAACAAACCACCACGTGGGTCAATTTCAACGTTCAACATGTCAGGCGACTCATTGCGAGCCAACTGAAACTGGTCAGCCCTAAGGTTTAGACCACCTGTGAAGTCGTCGTAGCGTTCAACGGATACATTGCTCATTGTCCAAGAGTCGCTCCAAGCGTCTGCAACCAGCGACGCATAGTTGGATACTGGCGACCACCAGACATAATAACCGGCTGTGCACTTGATGCTTTCATCAAGTCACGGCGAGCCAAGGCTACGCCTTCTTCAAAAGAGTTCATGTACATCTGTGACAACTGTGCATCTTCTTGACGTTGGTACACTCTTGCCAATACGAAGTATGGCAATAGTGCATGAAACCATTCGTCAATGTCAATAGTTGTAGCAGTATTTGACAACCATGTGTACGAAGGATTCCTGAAGGCACGAATTGTAATTGGGTACACAGCATCAGGTTTAGCCCATAACTGCAACTTGCCATCCCAGAAAGAAAAGAAATACGGTCGTGAAGGCACATCTGTATTACCAAGCCAAATATCTTCCGCTTGGTTATAATCAATCAAAGTCAAACGATTACCAGAGGTACTTGAATCCACAACAGAGATAATCTCTCGAATGTCACCAATGGTTGAGATGGTGTATTCACGCTGACCGATTACGGTATTGAATGTGAATGTGTCTTGAAGATATGGCCACCTACGCTCAAGTGAATAGATTCTTTGGAATCCTTCACGAGCAAACTGGTCAATGATGCTGTCTGGCAAATCTGTTTCATCCAAATCAGCCATATTGCGCACCTGCGTGCGAAGAGTTGCCAGAGTAATACTCATTTAGCCTGCCCTTGTGACCTCAGATGACCAATGCAATAATCCGTACCCCTAGCCTTTGGACCCTCACAGGTGTCCTCATTGGCTATACAACGGTTGCGACCAACGTATGGCGCAGATGGAGCAGCAATCTTTGCTCCCGCTGTTGGGGCTAGGCGGATGCCAGATACTGGCTGTCCGTAGTAAGAATGGGCAGGTACGGCATTTTTCATATACAACTAACCCAATTTGTTACATATCCCCCACCTTTCGGTGGGGGTATGTGACTAACTATTTGGCGTAGCGACGACGACCCATGTCTTCAGGACGTGTTGACTTAGTTCCACGTGATGGAACACCCATGTCTTCCTGACGACGATTCTGTGGAGCAACTGCCTTCTTCTTCTTCTTTGCATTTGCTTTTTTCATTGCTTGTGTAACTGTTTTTCCAGCCTTCTTCACATTTCCCTTACGGGTTGTTGCTCCGGCTGCGTATTCACCTTCACGGTACATTGGCATTAGTACATTCCTTTTTTATTAGATGATTTTGATTTGGTACTCTTCTTGCCACCCTTAGTTGGCGGGTAGGTAGAAGTCTTTGTGCCAGCCTTAGGAGTTGCATCCGCATGGCTAGAAAGAATTGAATACTTATAAGGCATTATTTACCCCTGTTCGTTAATCCGCCACCTGTAAGGCGAGCGTACAATGCGCTTTGACCACCAGCAACTGGACCAGTACGAGGTGGTGATTGACGACCCGGTGCTGATTTTGCATCCTTCATTCCACGATACGTTGCTATTGCAACATTTTCTGGACTTACTTTTGAGGTAATTGCATTCAAGGGTGGATAAAAGATGGAACTTCTACTCTGAAATGCTCTGCCTCTTGAGTTTGCGTCTTTGTAGACTTCCTTCACCGTTTCAGCATTACCTTCACTATCACGTCGTGGCTTCTTGCTGACAGTCTTTTTTGCTGGTGACTTTTTTTTGCTTGCCATGAAATTCTCCTAAATGAAATAGGGGAGTGGGTTTCTGCCCACCCCCCAGATTCAATTACTTACTCTCGGTAAAAAGATACCGTGTCTGCTGCAGTGAATACACCAACAAATGTTGCGGAAGATGCTGCTGCGACAGTGGCTACTCCAACAATTGTTACACCGGATGCACCGGCGGTGAATGTAATTGCATGCGTTGCACTGGCGAGGTTAACAATAGTGACCTCAAATGAGGACCCTACTGCTTCGTCGGTGAATGCTGCACCAAGTTCCGCACCAGTTGGTGTGGTCAAGGCACGACCTGTTGTTGGTGTCATCGTGTAAACTACACGACGTGCACCAGCAAGAGTTGCTGCTGATTGAGTTGTAGCAGCGTCGGTTGCGGCAACTACTGTTACCTTTTCCTCTTTTGCTACCCATGCTTCAAGACGCTTGCGTGTTACCGCACCCGCTGTGTCAGTTGCTAATAGTGGCATTTCATTTTCTCCTTGTTAGTTAGTGGTCTTAGGCGGTCTTTGCCGTGAGTTTGCCCTGCTTCGCACGGTTGCGACAGGTGAGGTTGCCGTAGCACATGATGAGCGCATAGCGAGCATCTGTGTCTTCTGGCTTGATGAAGTCCGTCTGAGCGAACCACTTGTTGCTGTGACCAACCAAGGTGAGGTACTTCGTGTTGAGGAAGTAGAACACGCCAGCGGTGCAATGCACGTCGTACATTACAGGAGCAGCCTTGAACAACAGGTTCTGGAATCCAGCATCTGCAGTCTTGGTGTCCGTGTAACGGAGTTGTGGTTGAAGCAATGCTTCGTACTTCTCAAACAAAGTCTGAGTTGTCAACAAGGTGTCTGGGTGGTCATTACCAACCGAAACGCTGTTGTAAGCGGTGCTCATTTGTGCAAGAGTCAACGCAGTTGCGGTGTTCTCTTCATATGAACGCCAGAACTCGTTGCCTGAAGTTGCCGAGTTGATTCCACCAACAGTGTTGCCGGATTCAACCAAGTTACCAAGACCGTTCCAGTCCTTTGAACTGTTGCCAGTTCCGTCAGAGAAGAACATCTGGTTGAACGATTCACGCATTGACTCTTCTGCCTGCATAATTTTGGCTTCGAGCAAGTTGATGATTTCTTGTTCACCATTGTTCTTGGCTTCTTCAATACCGCTGATTGCGATGGATGCAGCGTACTGCTTCCATTCGTACTCAGCAGCCGAGATTCCCTCTTGTGGTGTCAATGACAGCGAATCGTATCCGCTGTATGAAGCCACAGTTGAGTTCTTGCCGTAGATGAGTGGTTCAACAATCTTCGTACCGCCGTTAAGCATACGAATACGTCCACCTTCCATCAACTTGTAGGTCAATGGGCGTGCGGTGAACACGTTGTCGGTTAGTTGCGAACGGTAGTTCGCAAGGGTGGTTGAGAGCAACTGGTCAAAGTTGCTATTGGCTGATGCCATAATGATTTCTCCTTAAATAGAACGCTAAACGCTTAGTTGCCGTTTGGCGGCTTCAAATGCGTCTCGCAATGATGTGATTGGTTTTGCTGATACATCTGCAGTCTTTGATGTTGCACCACTAGAAACGACAGCGGCCTGACGCTTAGCCTCTGTGACTCTTACTTTCTCTTCGTCTCGCTTGGCAATTTGCTTGCGAGCAGAAAGTGATTGGTCATAAAGACGGTCAAACGCAATCTGTTTGTAGACTGCTTCCAAATCGGTTGAACCAACGGCTAACGCCTTGGCTACAACTTCGTTGGCATCAAAATCTTCTCCGTATCGATTTTGAAGAGACTGCACCTTCCGTTCCAACTCATTCATTGCTTTATCTTGTTCAAAAGCCTGAATGCGTTGTTCCAGTTGTCGGTACTGCTTCTCAACAGGGTCTATAAACAGGTCTTCTTCTTCAGAAGGTGTCTGTGCTACACCGTAATGTTGTGACAGCAGGCTTAAAGTACCTTGAGGGTCGTTTTGCAAGGCTTCCTGCAAAGCGGTCCCAAACTGTACCTGTCTCCTTTGCTCACTGAGTTCCTGTGTCTTACGAGTGTAATCCGCTTGACGCTGGTATCCAGAAAGCGCCTCTTTGAGTGACACACTGATTTCTTCACCATCAACTTGAACAGAAACATACTTGTCTCCGAACTCATCAACAGGAAGCAATTCAATTTGCTCCTCAGTTAAGGCATCAACTACATCCGCAACTTCTTGAGATTGTCCTAGGTCTTCTAGGGTCTCATCTGCTGTGACTTCATTGCTATTTATATCGCTCATTTAAGAGTCCTCCGTGGGTTGCTCTATTGATAGGGTTTATTCGTTACATTCCCGGCGGCATTCCACCTTGCTGTGCTAACAACGCCAAGATTTCTGGTGGCAACTGACCGCCACCCATTTGTTCAACTCCAGCCTCAGAAGGCATTCCCTGTGGTTCCATGCCTTGTGGCATCATGCCCTCTGGTGGCATTCCACCTTCTGGTGGCATCATTGCCTCTGGTGGTAAAGCACCCTGTGGTGTCACAGGTTGTGCAGGCATTTGTGGCTGCACGATAAACGAAGCAGCAGAACGAATACCAAAACCGTACTGCAGTACATAGTTAGCCAACTTAGGCATATCGATAATCCCTGCAGAAGCAAACGGTGCCATTGCGTCAACAACCTGCATTGCCATCTGGCGACGGAATGACTCGTTGACCGGCTGGGTTGACCCACCTTCTACCTCAAAGTCAAACTCGCCCTTGATGTAATCCTTGTCAAACTCCAGCCAAAGTGGCTCAGCCTCTGAACCCTGAATACGAACAGCCTGCTCACCCGTGAGGTACTGCTGGGCAAGCATAATAAGTCGCTTGGCAATCTCGGCAATACTCAGTTCAATGATTGCCAACTTCTCAGACGAACGGGCATTAGCGTTGTCCTGAATGATGCCAGCCTCAGTCGCTGTGCGCCTGATTTCTGGCAAACCACCACGCATGTACTCAGACACACCAGATACACGGTCAATGTCCCCAGAGATGAGGCTTGACTGGTTATAGAACTCTGGTGGACTAATTACTGCTGGCATTGGTCCAACAACGTTTGCAATGTTTTCATCTGAAATCACAGGAACCATCACGTTGTCTTCATCTGACTCAAGTGCCGAACGGCCATCGGCATCAAATGCTGATTCCTTGTACAACCACTTGCGTGAGAATCGCTTGCGATGATTCATCATCTGGGTACGAGTCTGATTCAATTCCTGTTGCAAAGGCTCAATTGCCTCCAACTCACCCATTGGGTAAAAATGCTCAGGAACGTCATAGTTGCGAATCATCACAAACGGATGACCGTAAGCAAATGGAATCTTTGTTGGAGCAATCAAAAATTTGTCTGTGCCTTCACAGAATACCGACATGGTATTTCTGTCAATGTCGTACCATTCCCAAATTTCTACATACGAATCACTTGGGTCGCTTGAACGGCGAGGTGAATAACCATCTTGACCATACTTTGAGTAATGCGAAGGTGAAGCCTCTTTGCGGGCTGTGGAGTTGTATCGCTTGTCTTTTTTAATCTCTGGCAAAGGGCGACGGATGCGTTGTGCAATCCATTTAATGTCATGCATGTTTGTGGCATCCGGGTCAACAAAAATATCAAACATTGAAACACGCTCAACAAATGGGCGGTCTTCCTTGATAATCATGTTTGACTCAACTGCTGATTCAACACGGTCTTCGGCTAGTTCATCAAAGTTGTCAAAGTTTGGAATTGCCTCATCTGCAACCATTTCTTCTTCAATGAAACGGTAGCCAGTCTTAATCCAACCATGACCACAAATCAGCATGTCTTTTACTGCACGACGCAGTTCTTTCTGACAGTCAAAATGTTTCCACCAATAGTTGATGATTGCTTCTGTAACAACAGCCTTGTCGCTATCTTCATAACGACGAGCATTAACTGAAATCTTTGGATAGTTAATAGAAACAGATGGTGCAACAACGTTGATTGTGGCAAAAGCAATGTTCACCAACAGTCGGTCTTCTTCCGAAACACCCTTGTATTGCTTACCACGATACATGTCAATCATGCGTCGCCAAATCTCGTCATAGGCTTCCTCATGGCGCCAACGACGTGACTGTTCCAACTTGTCACGATACTGCTTGAGTATTTCACTATTTGCTGTGCGTGCCATTACTTGTCCTTTTGTCCTTCGTGCCAACCAATATGGTTATCAAGTTTGCTAGAAATTTTGTCAACTTTTGTCCCAACCATTCGAAGAAGGATTTGTCCTTCTGCGTGTTGGGAAGTATTTTCTTTCCTAAGTTTTTGTAGTACAACAACGAGCGGTCCTGAGATGATTGCGACAACAATCGGGACCCAGACCATCTCCATCTCAAACCCAACGACTGCCTACTGGCTCGGCATTAATGCCAGCCTCTTTGGCTACACGAACTTGTTCATCTGCACGCTCTTTAACAGTTGGGCCGTGAAAGTCTTCTTGACCGTAGGTAAACCCTAGGCGAATGGTCTTAATATGGCATTTGAAACAAATTGAGCCACGACGGGGTAATTCATCTACCTCAAACGTCGTCAAACACTCTAAACAGCGTAATTCTTTCATAACTATACGCCCAGTTCGTTACTCCCGTACATTGAATGCGCCAATCGGAGTGCGAACTTCCTGTTTTTCACGGATAAGGAACTTTTCCCACCAACCCAGAGTATTCCGAATTGGTTCTGCGTCAACCCTATATTCTGGCAACCAGACATATTTGAGCATCTGGTTAGTTATCGCCAGTGACATAACACGGTCGTCATGGGGTGAACCATGCATCTTTCCATTGGCTTCACGAATAAAAGTTCTTAGTTCAGCAATTGAGTTCTTGTCATAAACATGAACGCTTGCATCACGGATTGCAGCGTTCAGTTCGTCAATAGCCAAAGGCTTAGAAACCGAAGTAGTTCTCCACCCCATAGTGTCGCTAATCTGTGGATTCCTACTGTTCATCTTGCGCTGTCGGTACAAGTTCTTGTATCCAACTCGCTGTAAACCCTTAATCGTTGTAAGACCGTGGTTGTTGGATTCAACACCAATAAGAGAGTAGTTGTAGTAATGACCCAAAGCCCTTAGTACCTCTTCTCCAAAAACGTCTGGGTCAACATGTCCATGCCAATGAGCAACTAACAGACCAGTGGTAGCAGAAATTACATGAGCAGAACTGTAGTCTCCGTGTCCAAGACCTTCTGCAACGTCAGCACCAATTACATAAACTTCTTGCCTGTCTGGGAACTCCCAAATAGAAAGTTCACCACCATCTTCAATAAATGTGTAGTAGTTCTTACCCATTTCATTTTTTAGATATCCACGCTTAGGTTCAACTAACTGGATTGCCCTAAGAGCATCAAGGTCAAACACGGGACGACCAGAACGGATAAATGCTTCTTCAGCGTTATCCGGGTATTCCTGAGCCAACTGCCAGTCTGGAAGGTCACGCTTCTTTGCTTCGTACCAGTTTTCATCACGGTCTCCAGCAGACCAAGGAAAGAACACCCCAGTAAATCGGTTGTTGCCAGTTTGCGAACCAACCCATAGTTGGTGGAAGATGTTGCCTTCACCGTTGGCTGTGCTCAAACAGATAACACGACCACCAACGTCTGCAATAGGTTCAATAGATGCCCACGCTTCTTCAGCGTTGGGCAAGAACGCCATTTCGTCAATGATTACTCGATACACAGACTCACCACGAGCAGGGTCATTACCGGATGGCAAAGACTCAATGGATGAGTCATTGGCAAATACCATCTTCAACTGGTTGTCTGAAAGTAGGTCTGGTCCACGCACACGCATCCACGCAGGAAGCATTTTGTATCCATACTTGGTCTTCTGCAACAACTTTGATGCTTCACGCTCGGTACGTGAAAGCATGACCGTAAAGCGGTCAGCCCAAAAGAATGTTTCCCAGAATGTAAATGCAGCAGCCAGAGTAGAGAACCCAATCTGTCGTGCCTTCAGAACAATACTGTAGCGAGAGTCAATCCAGACTCTTACAGTTTCTTCTTGCGCTTCACGCAACACAAACTTGATACGACCCCGCTCAGGGTGTCTAATCATCCAATGGGTAGCACAAAAGTGTGAAAATGCAGCCACCAATTCTTCGGTGGTTGCACCCTCACTACCTTTGCATTTTCTCCACTCCTTCTCATTGAGAAGGTCAGTGAGTTCCATTATGCCTTCTTAGCGGCTGCCTTCTTTGCTGCAATCTTTTTAGGGCTTGCACCAAATGCTGCATCAATTTCATCTTTGGTGAGAACACCATCAATGCTTGCCTTGGCAAGACCTTCTGCAACCTTGAAGATGGAAACTGCGCCAGCAATCAAAGCCGACTTCCATACTTCCAAGTCAGGAGCGATTACCGCAGCACCAGTCACCACGCCGAGGGCGTTGGTGAGGAAAAGTGCAACAATTCTGCCTGCAATATCTTTTGCCTTATTCATTGTTCTCCTTGAACATTACGCCGAGTAAATGGATTATCACGGCTATTACGGTGATTCCCCAACCAAGAACCTTGGTCTGACCAGACAGCGTAATAAGCACCATACCGGTGCCTGCGAGTGTCCAAGTCAGCGCATGGATTTCGGATAAGAGTTTCTTCACGCTAATAGCCCAATTCGTTACGGTCTGCGTGAAGACACAGCAATGGCTGTAGCACCAGCCGCCACGGCAATCAGGGTGCGACGGGTATCTACTGGCACAGCAGAGCCTAAAGGCACGTAGTCACCAAAGTCGTCAGAGAAAATGTCAATGGTGTCCTCAAATGCCTGTCGCACCTCTACGGGTGCGGACTGTACAGCCTCTGTGACCGCATCTTTTTCTTCTTCGCTTATCTCCGCTACATCCAAAGACTCAAAGATTTCAACTGCCTGCTGTGGGGTGACAACTGAGAGTACCTCTGGGCTGGTCGCCAAAGCGACAGCCTGCTCAGGGGTAGGTGGTTCTTCCTGTGCCAGAATCTGGTCAACAACCTGCTCAACCTGCTCAGGGGTTAACTCCTCTAGGGCTTCCTGAAGTTCTTCTACAGTTGTGGCTTCAGCAATCAAAGCCTCTACTTCTTCTTCAGCCAATGGCTCTAAATTTGGCTCTAAATCTGGCTCCACCATTGTGCTAGTCTCTTCAGGTGCTTCAGTTGTTGTGGTCACTTCTTCAACTGTCGTGGTTGTTTCTTCTGGAAGCGTCTCCTCTGGAATGGGTTCCTCTTCTACTGGCTCTGTGGTGCTTGTCGTTGTTTCTTCAGGCTCTTCGGGAACGTAAATTTCAACGGGTGCTGGAAGAGTTGAACTTGTTGTTGTAGTACTCGTCGTTGACGATGTTGTAGTCGTCGTACTTGTCGTCGTTGTCGTATTTGGCACCGTCGTTGTGGTTGTCGTAGTTGAAGTAGACGTTGTGGTCGTCGTTGTACTCGTACTTGATGTTGAGGTTTCTGGAACTGTCGTAGTAGTCGTGCTGGTGACAGGGACAGTCGTTGACGGGGCAATAGTAGTAACTATCGTCGTTGTTTGGGTCGTGGATGTTGTTGTAAATTCCCATAGTGAAAGATTACTTATCTGTAAGTGACCCGGTCCGCAACACGTGTCAATTGAATATTGCCTAAATGTAAATATATCACCAGCAACTACGGGCACAGTCAAAGACCCTGACGCCGTGTTCTGCCGTGTCAACAATGTGTACGCACCGTTAACACCATACTGTGGCGGGTCGTAGACCCAGCCATCAGTAGTCCAATAAGACCAATCAAACGAAACAGTATCAACCCCTTCTGGGATTGTGGTTTCAATCTTTGTCCAATGCGCTGCACCAGAACAACCACCATAATTTGGACCAGTAATAAGAATCGAGTTTTCTACAACCTCAACAGAACCTGAGTTGGCACAAGACTGAGATGCTGTCCAATCTCCAAGTCCGTCTGCTTTTGCAACGGTAGACCACAATGCCAACAAGGCTACTGGAGCAAAAATTATCCAACGGGAACGCATAGTTCCTGAAACAAACTAACAGCCCTACTTAGACTTGGTGCTAAATACATTTCTTCTATGATTTGTTCAAAGCCAGATTTATCCTTAGTTGGATAATGAAAATCAGTTGACAAATCATAATCCAAAGACTGCAATGGTTCTAAACCATATT